AAAATGGTAGAAAATAGAGAAGCCTTATTTGAGGAAATTTCTGAATTAAAAAATGAAAAAGAGAAAATTTTTTCAAAAATTTCTAATTATAAATAAAAAAAGTTATCTTATTATAAGATAACTAAAGTTTCATATTATGGCGGTGAGAGAGGGATTTGAACTGTATTATATTATACATTTTTTGATAATTTTTAATTTTTTAATCTTTTTTTGTAGCTATCGTTATCTTTTGTTTATTATAAATTTTTCAAAAAAATCTTTTTTATCCTTCTTTCACTCACGCTAATATCTTAAGTTGTTAAGTTTAACTATTACATGTTTATTATACTTTATATGTTTAGAAAAATGCAAGATATTTTTATATCTTTTTTTATTTTTCAATTATAAAATAAAAAAGCAGGAATAAGATCCTGCTTCTATGCTTGTTCCTTATAATAATATCCTAACATTAAATTCCCATCTAACGCTTCTTTTGATTCAAATAACATTATATCACTTATATTTCTTCTTATCCTGTCTTCAAGTTCTATATTACTATTTGACATAGTAATATTATAAATTAATTCTTTTGCTCTTTTTACTTCTTTAGTTCTTCCGATTTCTTTTAAGGCATTATCTATATCTGTAATACCTTTTAAGTTCTTAACCCTTTCTTTATAATACCCTAATACTGTTCCTATTGCTGTACTAAATTCTTTTAATTCCATTTTTTACCTCCATAAAATTTTATTCTCTTTTTAGAGTACATTTTATGTTTAAAGTTCATTTTTTATAGTAAAGCACTTTTTATATTTCAAAAGCTAATTTTCTTGCTTCTGAGAGATTTTCCCAATGTAATCCTATTCTAAAATTTTCATCATCTTCACGAATTATGTCTGCTATTTCTTTCAAGGATTGTTTATTGTTTGTATCCAATTCTCTTCCAAAATCTTCTGCTATTTCTTTCAAGTTTTCTGGCATATTTTCAGAAGAAATATCATCTAAAAATTCTAAAATTTCAACATTATTTATATATAAAGTATTGTCATCTTTTTTGTAATCATATAAATCTTTTAAAATAGTTTGGTAACAATCTTCTACTATATCTTTAAATCCGTGGAAAATATTGAAATTTTCTGTTTCTTTCATTATTTCATATATTTTTATTAGGTATTTTATACATATATCACTTATGTGGTACCAATGTTCAGTTTTTTCATTTCTAGTTTTTTCTTCATTTAATAATCTTTCTTTCAATACTTTCATTTCAAAGTTAAAACTTCTTATATATCTAAAAACTTCATTATCAAAAATTTGACTATCATCTATAAAATCCCAATCAAAATCTTTCATTGGATGTTTTTTATAACCACTTTCTTCTTTATCTTTATATTTCACAAAATTTGCCACATCAATTATAAAGTTATTTACTAATTTAACTTCTAATTTTTCCATTTTATTCCTCCCTAAAATTTTATTTTTTAGAACTAATTGAAATATACTAGCTTTTTTTAATCTTTATTTTTTAAATTAAAGAATAATTTTTTAAATTTTGTATATCTTCATCTGTTATAAAATATCCTCTTTCAATATATTTAATACTTTTAATTTCTTCACCATTTTTTATTTTTTTTGTTCTTAAACTATCTATAAAGCCAATATAATATTTACTTTTATCCCATTTTTTCCCTAATGTTTCAAGAAAAAATTTATTCCAATATTTTATATCTTCTTTTTTAAATAAGTTTGCTTCTTCTATTTCTTCTTCATTATTATTTAAAGCGAATTTAACATAGTAATGTGTATTGCTTCTTATCCAATAAATATAATGTTCTCCTTTATAATTTCCTAAATTATCCTTTTTGCTTTTTAAAATAGCTGGGATTTCTTTTTCTAAATCTTCTAAACTAAATTTTTGAAATCTATATTTCATATTTAACAACTCCTTATTTTTTAAAAAATATTTTCAAAGCCTCTCTCACTATTTCTGCTATTGAATCACCATTTTTATTACTATATTCAATAACTTTATCATACAAGTCTTTATTTAACCCTATTTTTATACTATAGCTAATAGGGTCTTTTGCAGGAGGTCTTCCCATCTTTTTTATACCTTTCATTTTTCCTCCTTGATTTTAATTGATATAAATGTTATAATAAATTACAAATTCAAAGTTGACATTTTCAAGCCTTTTTAGTTATATAACTAAAAGGGCTTATTTCTTTTTATTTAATTTGATTAATACTATTATCACAAGTATTAATGTTATAGGTTGTAATATATCATTTATAGCTCTTAATACTTCCATTGTATCCCTCCTAGTTTTTAATTTTTTAAAGGAAGGTAAAGGAGATTGGAGGAGTGAAATCACTTTCAAACCTCCTTTCTCTCATTACATCTTATTTCTCACTATTTTCTCAATTGCTTGATAAGAACAATGATAGATAAGATGTAAAAGATTATCTCCAATACCTCCTTCAAAGTTGACATTTCCTCACCTCCTTATATATCTATTATACTTTAAAGGTTCAAAAAAGTCAAGATATTTTTTTGAACCTTTAAAGTTTTTTTTATAAAAAAAGGACAGAGTTGAACTGTCCTTTTATTCTTTCTTTTCTCTATCTTCATCTTTCAATTGTTCTAATGCTTTTTTTAATTTCTTAGGGACAGGTACTCCTGCTTTAGCAGCATTTTCTACAATACTTAATAATTCAGTTGCACAATAAAATATTCCAACTAAATTTCTAAAACCAATACCTGGAACTAATCTGTGCATTAAAGATGCTCCACATAATAAAGCTAAAATCCATAACTTCTTTTCTATTCCTTTATATGCTCTTTTTGAATTTAGATTCTTTAACTTATATCCAGCATATACTCCTGATGCATAATCAATTAACATTAGCCCCATTAAAACCTTTGCTAAGGTATCAAATCCACCAATAAGCCAAATTAAAAAAGCAATAAAATATGCCCACATTTTTACTATAAATGCTCCAACTTTTACTATGAATGCCCCCACTATACCAACCCCTAATTACAATTTAAGTATCTTTTTCCAATGATCATAATAAGATATAGCTTCATCTGTTTTATCTATTGCTGCCTTATCTTTATAGCCTTCATTATCCTTTTTCTTTTTCCAGGAAGTTTCTCCAAATAGCCTTACAGCTCTATACATAGCCTTTCTTTTTAAAAATCCTACATTCAATTCTCTCATAATATGTAAGAAAATTTTATCAGCTAAAGTTCTATTTATTCCTGTTGTATTGTGTTCACTGTAAAGAAAATCATGTATAACAGCAGCTGGAGTATATTTCCCAAATGGAGGGAATATAGTCCAAAATGAACGAGGAACAGAAGCTAAATCTGTAATAAAGCCTTTGGGTACAGTAATCCTGTACCCATTAACTTCATAAACATAATCCTGGAATAATTCTTGTTTTCTTCCATCTGAAAGTGGATGTATTAATAGCTTAGTTTTCTCCATCTTCCTCATTCCCTTTAATATCTATTTTATAACTATTAGCAAAGATATCAGAAAACTTTTGTAATGTTATTTCTATAATATCAATCATTCTTTTTTTACTAATAAATTTTATAATTACTATTCTAGCTATCCAAGGTAAACTAGAAGTTCTGTATAATATAAAGTTAATTGCTGCTTCTAGTTTTTTTCTGCCTTCTCCACTATTAAATGACTCTTCTGATACAATTACAGCTTGTCTAAATAAATTAACATATTGTTTTCTATTATAAACAATATAAATTAAAATTGCTCCTGCTACTGCTATCCATACCCACTGTTCTGTATTAAAACCAGCTAAATATCCTATTGCTTTATTAATTAAATCCTTCATTTTTTTCCTCCTACTATTTTATACTATTTATAAAATCAACTATAAAATGTGCCATTTTTCTTACATCTTTAAATTTGCTTGCTTCTTCGTTAGTTCCGAAGAAGGGTTCAACCAAAACATAAGTACAATTTGTATTGCATATTCCATAACCTCCTCTCGTTTTGGAATCAGTAATGAGGATTATTCCCTCTGTTTCTACTGTCTTTTCTATCGTTATTTCCTTACCATTTTTATCTATTTTCTTTTCTTTTAATTTGTTCCATTCTTTTCTTATATTACTTCCATACTCAGTTTTTAATTTTTTCATAAAAAGTTCAGCATATTTTTTAGCTTGTTCATTCTTAAAATAAACTAAACTTTCACATCCATTTGCTTGTTGAGAAGCAGCATTAAAATGTAATTCTAAAGCTAATTCATAATTATGCTTATTAATTTCAGCAACAACAGGTTTCATTTCTTGGATGTAGTTTTGTTCAGGTTTTCTTGAGTAAATATCAATATTATCATCTAAGTTATTTATCTCATCACAGACATCTCTCCAGTATTCATATTCAGATAAATTTAAATATTTACTGTATGCTCCTTTTCCTCTTGGATTATGTCCAATCACTAATGCAAATTTTTTCATATTTTACCTCTTTTCTTTTTATTCCCATTTAATAGCTTCTAGTTCTTCAACATTTTTAACTTTTAATATTTTTTTAGTTATAGCAGTGTATTTGTTTTGTGCAGTTATAACTCTTAATATCCAAGAAAAATAAATTAAATTTAATTCTCCAAGAGGTATATCTACAACAGAATCATCTTTTAATCTCCAAGGAGTTGTTAAAGTTTTTAAAAGATTTTTTAGCTTTCCAACTTTCATTGCACCTTTTATTTTTTCTTCCAGTTCTTCAGTAATTGGTATTCCCAATATTACTAAGGCTTGTTTAATTACATTATAGTCTTCTGTTTCTCCAGCAATGTCTAACGCCATTTTTACACGCATAAAATTAATTTCATCATATTCTTTCATTTGGAAAATCTTACCATTATGCTCATAAGAACCAAACATCTTTTCCAACAGAATTTCTCTGAACTTGTGTCTGAAAGTTCTTTTAACATCTTCCATATTTATATCCCAATTATGCGTTCCAGTATTCCAAGTATGGTAAATACTTGGCTGTGGAATAGACTTTAATTTTTTATTTTCTATATATTCTCCTGGAGCAAGTGAAATTTCTATATCCTCTTCTATAAGTTCATTTCTAGTCATTTCTCTTATAGTATTAGTTATACTATCATAAGTTGGATGCTTAAAAACTTCATTACTTTCAACAACTATATAATCATCTTTGTTTAATTCAGGATAATCTAAAAATAAATTATTTCCCATAAACTCTTTTACTTCCTTAGCTGTTAAATTTACAGTAAATTTTACTTTTGCTATTTTTTCTTTTGTATATATGTAGAACATAATTTTCTCCTTTCAATTTTGAATAGATTTTTAAATTTATAAAGAATTTAAGATTTAATTTTGTAGCTTTGAGCATATTTTTATATTTTTTCTTAAATATA